ACACTGCTGCTATCACTAACAGTTTTACTCGCATTCTTAATTTAGAAAAGAAAAATCAAAACATTCGTGATGACATGCTGGAACAGGCCGGACTCAATCCGTCTTGGACCCGTCAGAACGCCGGCAAGAAGGATCCTAACTCGGGTGCAGTGGTCACCAATATTGACATCTCTGAATACAACGACGAAATTTAACCAGACCGGTTGCAATCTACCGATTGCAACTGTAAACTGTAATCTATGACAAATCTATTTCGCAAGGCAGCTGTCTGCACAGACATACACTTTGGGCTCAAATCAAACAGCCTGGTCCACAATCAGGACTGTGAGGCATTTATTGATTGGTTTATAGCCACTGCCAAGGAGCAGGGTTGTGAAACCGGTATGTTCTTGGGCGACTGGCATCATCACAGAGCCAGTATTAATCTGCAGACCTTGCACTTTAGTCTAAGAAGTTTACAAAAACTGTCGGCCGCATTTGAGCAGTTTTACTTTATTCCTGGCAATCACGATCTATACTATCGTGACAAGCGCGACATACACGGTGCCGAATGGGCACAACACTTGCCCAATATCACTGTGGTCAACGACTGGTTCCAATCCGGCGATGTAATCATTGCGCCTTGGTTGGTTGGGGACGATCACAAGAAGCTACATAAGATGAAGTCCAAATACATGTTTGGCCACTTTGAACTGCCACACTTCAAGATGAACGCCATGGTAGAAATGCCAGACCACGGCGAAGTCAAGGTGGAGTCATTTGGTGGTATCGAATCGGTGTTTTCCGGCCACTTTCATTTGAGACAAAGCAAGCGGAACATCAACTATATTGGCAACTGCTTTCCGCACAACTTTGCCGATGCCGGTGACGAAGCTCGTGGCATGATGATCCTAGAATGGGGCAAGCCACAAGAGTATCGTGCTTGGCCCGGACAACCACTTTATCGTGTGATGAAGTTGAGTGAAGCCATTGACAATGGTAAAAATATTCTAAAACCCAACATGCATGTGCGTGTGGAACTGGACATTGACATTTCATACGAAGAAGCTAACTTTATCAAAGAGACATTTATCAAGGATCACAACCTGCGCGAAATGGCCTTGATTCCTAGTAAGCGGACCGACATAGACATCGACATGGCACCCGGCGAAGTTAAGTTTGAAAGCGTGGATCAGATTGTAACTGATCAGCTGACCAATATCGAAAGCGAATTTTACGATCCAAAATTATTATTAAAGATCTATCAAAACCTATGATAAGAATTAAAAATCTAACTGTTCGAAACTTTATGAGCGTGGGCAATACCACGCAGGCCATCAACTTTGACCGCAACGACCTGACCTTGGTCTTGGGAGAAAACTTAGATTTAGGCGGTGACGGTAGCCGCAACGGCACAGGCAAGACCACCATCATCAACGCACTCAGCTATGCCTTGTATGGCAACGCACTCAGTAACATCCGAAAGGACAACTTGGTCAACAAGACCAACGGCAAGGGCATGATGGTGTCCTTGGAATTTACGTCTGGGTCACAAGATTTCAAGATCGAACGTGGTCGCAAGCCCAATGTGCTGAAATTCTATGTCAACAACGAAGAAAAAATCATCACAGACGAAGCACAGGGCGATAGTCGAGAAACACAAGATGCCATCGAAGCTACCTTGGGACTGAGCCATGACATGTTCAAGCACATCATGGCGCTCAACACCTATACAGAACCATTTTTGAGTTTAAAGGCCAATGATCAACGAACCATCATTGAACAACTGCTAGGTATCACACAGCTGAGTGAACGAGCCGATCGCATCAAAGAGCTCAACAAGGAAACCAAGGATGCTATACAGCAGGAAGAGTTTCGTATTCGTGCTGTGCAGGAAGCTAACAAGCGTATTGAAGAACAAATCGAAGGCCTAAAGCGCAGACAAAAATTATGGGCGGACAAGCATGCCACTGATATCCAGGAACTTGAGACGGCCTTACAGGCGTTACAGAATATCGAAATCGAAGTGGAGATTCAAGCACACCAGGATCATAAGGCATGGGATCAACGGCGTAAGGACATCAACGAGTTATCCAGCCAGATCTCGCGCACGAAATTGGATATTGGCCGAGAAGAAAAGCTGGTTGCCAAACTATCAAAAGAAATTGAGACGCTTGCGAACCACGAATGTCATACATGTGGTCAGCCCTTCCACGACAGTAAGCACCAACAAGTTCTGGAGAGCAAGCAGAGTGATCTGGAAACGGCACGAGCGGCAGGCCAAGCTCATACTGCCACACTGGCAGAGCTGGAGACTGCCCACACCGCCCTGGGCACGCTAGGCAAGCCGCCTAAAATGTTCTACGACAAAGAGTCTGATGCTATTCAACATCAGGCTACTCTGACCAATTTAGAACAACAGATTGCCAGCAAAACAGCTGAAACTGATCCCTATGCTGAACAGATCACCGACATGCAACAACAGGCCCTACAGGAAGTCACCTATGACACACTTAACGAACTTACACGATTGCAAGAACACCAGGACTTCTTGCTCAAACTACTCACCAGCAAGGATAGCTTTATTCGTAAGAAGATTATCGAACAAAATCTTAGCTATCTCAACGCAAGACTGACACACTACTTGGATCGTGTGGGTTTGCCACATACCGTGGTGTTCCAAAATGATCTTACAGTGTCGATTGAAGAGCTGGGACGTGAGCTGGACTTTGATAATTTGAGTCGTGGTGAACGCAACAGACTTATCCTAAGCATGAGCTGGGCCTTCCGCGATGTGTTTGAAAGCCTGTATCAACCCATCAATTTGCTGTTCATTGACGAAATGATCGACAACGGACTAGACACATCGGGTGTGGAAAATGCACTGGCATTACTAAAACAGATGAGTCGTGATCGTCATAAAAGTATTTGGTTGGTCAGTCACCGAGACGAACTGGCCGGACGAGTGGAGAACATACTCAAAGTGGTCAAAGAAAATGGCTTTACCAGTTATAATACGGATATAGAAATTGCGTAGAATTAAAGTCCTACATATCGAACCCACAGATGTTTGTCAGGCTGCATGTTCGGCCTGTCCTAGAGAAACTGATCCGACCTTCGACAAGAGTCGTAAGCATCATCTGCGTGTGGAACACATACAACAGCACTTCAGCGAACGTGTGATCGCCGGGCTTGACAAAATGTTCATGTGTGGCAACTACGGTGATCCGGCTGCTGGCTACTATACCATGGACATATACCGGTATTTTAGACAGATCAATCCCAACATCACCCTGGGTATGAATAGCAACGGTGGTCTGCAGAGCACATTTTTTTGGCACGAGCTGGGAGGCATGTTTACACAATCACAGGATTACTGTGTGTTCAGCATAGATGGCTTGGAAGACACCAATCATGTGTATCGTCGAAATGTTAACTGGTCCAAATTGATGGCCAATGCCCAGGCTTTTATTGCTGCAGGAGGATCTGCACACTGGGACATGTTGGTCTACAAACATAATCAACATCAGGTAGATGCCTGTGAACAACTGGCTCGAGACATGGGTTTTAAATGGTTCCGTGCCAAGGTTTCCAAGCGTGGCTTGAATGATCGACTAGAAGCACCCATTGGCTGGCAATCGCCTATGGTCGAACAAGGTCCTATCAAGTGCCATGTCATGGCAGAAAAAAGCATGTATATCGATGCACAGGGCCGTGTGAGTCCATGTTGTTGGTTGGGCTCACGTCAAAAAGATTTTGTCACCGACGATTTAAAAACGGTCAAGCTCACGTGGAAAACCGACACACCCAACTCGGTGTGTCAAGCAACCTGCGCCAGCAACAAGAACAAGACCAGTTTTGCAAATCAATGGCAACGCGAGGTTGAGTTATGTTAGCAACTTGGCATTTTCATATTGAAATATCCAGCAAGTGCACCTTGCGGTGTCCCCGTTGCGCTAGAGCCGAAGTTCCAGAAAGTCTAATAAACACCGAGTTGGATTTGGCTTTTTTTAAAAGAAACTTTACTCCAGAGTTTATACAGTCCAACGTGGAAAAAATTACATTCTGCGGCGACGACGGTGATCCAATTTATGCACACGATCTAATTGCTGTGATTCGATATATCAAAGCAATCAAGCCAGTTGAGATTGTCATCATTACCAATGGCAGTCATAAAAAGACCGAGTGGTGGGCCGAGTTAGGGTCTGTGTTGGACGATTGCGACACTGTGCATTTTAGCATTGACGGTTATGATAATGCCAGCAACAATCTGTATCGTGTCAACAGTGATTTTGATAGTATAGTTGCCGGCATTGTTGCATTAAAAACAGTCAGCCGGTGTCGCTTAGTCTGGGCCGCCATAGCGTTTAGATTCAACGAGGATCACCTGGATCGAATGCAAGCCATGGCCAATGAGCTGGGTATGGATGCTTTTCAGTTGACTCGCAGTACCAAATTTGGTTCGGTGTATCCATCTTACGGTGCCAACGATCCTTTGCAACCCAGTATAAAGTTTGTGAGCAGTTCGCATAGATTTGAACGAGACATTGCACTGCTCACCGATAGAGGAACAAATCGACAGATTTTGCCTATCAATGTTCGTTTGTTCAAATCTGTAGCCGAGTCTAATGGTGTTCGACCTCTGTGTGAAATTGGCAACAAGGGTCTGTATATCGATGCACAAAGACGCTTGTTTCCTTGTTGCTGGGTGGCCAACCGCTATAGCCACAATTCAGAATGGAAGGCCATCGCTAACAAATTTGATCTGACATCTCGCACCCTGTCGGATGCAGTGGCCGACGAGTTCTGGTCAACCACATTTAAAAAGTTCACGTGGCAAGAGTGTCAAACCAAGTGTAACAGTGCAAGAGTAGATGAAAAATATGCTACCGAGTGGTAATATGATAACTACTAGTCCATGGTATGGTTGCACGAAAACACCGAAATTACTCAATTACCCGAAGACTGTGTCGGTTTTGTTTACATGATCACAAATAACATCTCTGGCCGGCGTTATATAGGAAAAAAATTAGCAAAGTTTAGTCGAACCACATACAAGGTAGTAAAGCTCAAGAACGGAAACAAAAAGAAAAAACGAATCAGAAGCAAGATAGACTCAGACTGGCAACTATACTATGGCAGCAACGATCAACTCAACCGA